ATGGAAGAATACTCGGAAAAAAATATAAAAGAATTAGAAAATCAGCTACTTTCTAAAATCGGCTATTTCAGTCCTAGAAAAAAGGATGCGATTCAGTATGAAAAAGTCAATCGCTATCTTTATCTTGTCCGGCTGCTTTATGAACTGAAATCTCGTCTTGAAGAAGATGGGCTAGTCATCACTGTCCACAATGGGCAACAAAGATTCCAAAAAGCGAATTCTCTAATCAAAGAAATCAACACCACAAGCAATCAACTTTTAGCTATTGAGCGATCGTTTGACTTCGAGGTTGAAAATTCTCCTGTTGAGAAATCCACATCTGGAGGTGACCTATTATGATTTCGCATCCGTTGGTCGATGATTACATCAAAATGGCCGAACGTGGAGAAATTGTCGTCAACAAAGAAAGAAGGTTGCTGTTTAAAATCATCAAGGAGAAAATATATCCTCGCGATGATTTGTATTTTGATAATGACCTGATTGAGAAATTCATTCGGTTTACGGAAAAGAACTTTTTTCCTCTAGCGAAATACCAGCTTTTCTTGACTCCGTTCATTTTTCTTTTTCGGAAGGAGGATGGGGAGCCACACTTTGACGAGTATCTATACACTCTTGCTCGTGGTGGCGGTAAGAATGGTTTCATGTCTGCCAGGTCATCGTTCTTTATCAGTCCTATCTACCCTATCAGAGATTATGACGTGACTATCACTGCTAACTCTGAGAAACAGGGTAAGGTTTCGTTTGAGGAGGTCTATGAGACTATCCAAAGACGAGGTCTTGAGGATCATTTCTATCTAACTAAAATGTCTATCACAGGTCGAGCGAATAACTCGGTCTTTTCTTTTCGAACGAACAACCCGAAGACTATGGACTCCGCTCGTGATGGCTGTCTTGAGTTTGATGAGATTCACCAGTTTGAAGATGATAAGGCCGTGAAGGTCCAAAGGTCCGGTCTTGGTAAGATTGCTCATGCTCGAACATTCTACAACGGGACGAATGGATATGTGCGTGAGGGGTTTTACGACAAGCTGATAGAGAAGTCTATGCAAATCTTGAATGGAGAGGTTGACGATTTCAGGCTCTTTCCTTTCATCTGTAAGCTTGATAGTGCGGATGAGGTGGATGACATGAAGAACTGGCCAAAAGCAAATCCGATGTTGGATGAAAGCACGCCTTACGCTAAGAGGTTGCTTGCGAGAACCAAGGCAGATTATGATGACCTTGAGTTGGAACCGTCTGGCCGTCAGGAGTTCATGACAAAACGGATGAATCTTCCTGAAGCAGACCTTGAGAAAGATGTCACCTCTCGTGAAAAGTTAGTTGCCTGTTTGCGGTCTCCTGGTATTGACTTGAAAGGTCGCTCATGTGTGGCTGGCTTTGACTATGCGAGCATTCGAGATTTTGCGAGTGTCGGTTTGCTATTTAAGAATGGTGATGAGTTCATCTGGAAGCAACATTCATTTGCACGAAAATCATTTTTAAAAGCTTTTAAGCTGAAAGCCCCTATCCAGGAATGGGCAGATAGAGGCTTATTCACAATTGTGGACGGTCCTAGTATTGACCCTCGTTTATTGGTCGAAAAACTAAATGAATGGAGCAAAGACTATCAAATAGAGCTAGTTTGTGCCGATGGTTTTAGAATGGACTTGTTAAAACCTCTTTTGGAAGAGGCTGGGTTTGAATATGAGTTCTTGCGGAATCCTGGGGCGATTCAATCTAAGGTTGCGCCAATCATTGAAGATGGATTTGCAAATGAGCGTTTTGTTTTCGAGAATGATAACTCAATGATTTGGTATACGGATAATACCTACGTCAAAGAGGACAAGGATGGCAATAAGCGTTTCTTGAAGAAAGAGCCTGTCAGAAGAAAGACTGATGGATTCCATGCCTTGATTGCTGCTCTATACAAGCGTGAGTTGGTGCAAGAGTCGAATGTTGGGGAATTCCTTGATATGCTCGATAGCTGGGAGTTTTAATTAAAAATAAATTTGGGTGGGTGGTCGGCAAAAACTAAAAGAAAGGAGGCTGTAACATGGGGTGGCTTGATATTTTCAAAGCTCGAAAAGAAGTGATTACTGGCTTTGATTTTGATGATTTGGAACGAATTTTTGGGAGCCTTTATCTCAAAAGCTTAGCCGTAGATAAATCCGCTGAATTTGTAGCTCGTATCTTTGCAAAGTCGGAGTTCCGTTACATGGTCAAAAATAAGCATGAACGTTCTAGTTGGGATTACCTTTTAAATGTCCGTCCGAATCGCAATGAGTCTGCTTCAGAATTTTGGCAAAAGGTGATTTATCGTCTATTGACAAAAAATGAAGTACTGATCATCCTTTCAGATGATGATCAGCTATTAGTTGCTGATAGCTTCACTCGAAAACGATATGCAGTCTATGATGATACTTTTGAAATGGTATCAGTGCGAGACTATACGTTTCAGCGTAGGTTTGCTATGAGTGATGTGATTTTCTTGCAGTATAACAACAATCGACTGCAAGAATATATGAGCGACCTATTTGCAGACTATGAGAAATTACATAGTCGCTTAGTCGAGGCCTTGGGTCGTAACAATCAGATCCGAGGGATTCTCAACACTAAAACAAACGGCACCTTTAACGAGGAAAGACTTAAGCAGATGAAAGAATATGCTGACGGTCTTTTTAAGTCTTTCACTACAAAGACTGTGGCCATTGTTCCAGCTCAGAATGGGTTTGATTATAACGAATTGACCAATACAGTCGGAACTGCAAATCTGTCCGTGGATGAATTAAAAAAACTTCGCAGGCAATTTGATGATGAGGTTGCGGACATACTAGGCATTCCGACTGCATTGATGCACGGAGATATGGCTAATCTAGAAAACAGTCAGAAAATGTTTACCAGTTACTGCTATAAATCTCTAGTGAAGAAGGTATCTGATGGGCTAAATCATGCCATTGTTGGTCCCAATGCTTATTCTGGGGAACATTTCTTTGCCATTGTTGGGGAAGGTCAGAGGGATAAGTTTGCTTTGGCTGAAAACATTGATAAATTAATCTCCTCTGGAGCAATGTTAATAAATGAAGTTCGAGCGGAGCTAGGACTTGAGGCGGTACCTTGGGGTGATAAACCGGTCATGACTAAAAATTATCAGATTGGCAAGGAAATAGAGAAAGGAGGTGAAATAGAAGATGAAGGTAATTCCAATTAAAGGAACAATTATCTCAAATAACAGCAAGTGGATCTACGAGCTATTTGAGAGGGAAGCTACTGCACCAAAAGACATTGTATTACCAGAAACTGGGGAAGATGTAGAAATTCACATCAACTCTGGTGGCGGAGATGTCTACGCTGGTAGCGAGATTTACACTGCCTTACGTTCTTACTCTGGTCGTGTAACCGTTAAAATCGTGGGTATTGCAGCAAGTGCTGCTAGTGTCATTGCGATGGCTGGTGATATGGTAGAAATCAGCCCAACAGCTCAAATCATGATTCACAACGTGTCTTCTGGCGTTTATGGAGACCACAACGCTCTGGAGCATGAGGCAGCTGTGCTAAAAGGTTTTAACAAGTCTATTGCGAGTGCTTATGTCCACAAGACAGGAAAAGCTTTGCCTGACTTGCTGGAACTGATGAATCAGACTACTTGGTTTGACGCGGAAGCAGCTGTTGAGAATGGTTTTGCGGATAAGGTGATGTTTGCGCAAGAGGTTGCGCCACTCTTAGTAGCGAGTGAAACGCCAATGATCCCACAAGACTTTATCGAGCGGATGCAGGCTAGTATGACTCCTGATGTGGACAAGATTGCTGAGTTAGTTGCTCAAAAACTGGCAGAGAACGAGCCAGAAAAAGAAAAAACTGAAAAGAAGAAAGCGGCTGAGCCTAGTGGTTTCGGTCGTTTTGCATTTTAAGAAAGGAAAATTTAAACATGATGAAATTATCAGATGAATTTAAAACAGCTCGTCAGAACTTTCTGGATGCTGTTACAAACAATGAACCTGCTGAAAAGCAAGGAGAACTTTATGAGAAGATGCTTAACGCCATTCTGGACGAAGCAAAGAAATCAGCTCGTGAGGAAGTAGATGGCCTTGTTGCAGTAAGTCCATTTGATGAAAAACTATCTCTTCGTGAACGTGAATTTTTCAACAATTTGGACAAAAAAGCTCCAGGAAAAATTGAAAAGTTCTTCCCGCAAGAAACAGTTGATCGCATCTTTGAAGATATGGTACAAGAACATCCATTGCTTAAACATATTGGACTCCGTAACGGTGGCCCTCGTTTGAAGTTCCTTAGTTCTACTACAACAGGTGTAGCAGTTTGGGGGAAAATCAACGATGAAATCAAGGGTCAATTGACTGCTGGATTTGGTGAAGAAGAAGCTATTCAGAACAAATTGACTGCCTTTGTTGTCCTTCCAAAAGACACAGAAAAGTTCGGACCTGGTTGGCTTCATTCTTTTGTATCTGCTCAGCTTACAGAAGCTTTCGCTGTTGCTCTTGAAGCAGCCTTTTTGAATGGTGATGGAGATGAAAAACCAATCGGTTTGTCCCGTACTTTGACAGGAACGGTTGCAGCAGGGAAAACAACATACAATGCTAAGACATCATCTGGTGATGTAACTCTTGGAGCAAAAGGAAAGACGACTGAAGAAAAAGCTAACATCACAATCAATGAATTCAAAGAAATTTACAAATACCATTCCACTAAAGTAAACGGGAAACCTGTAGTAACTCGTGGAAACATGGTTATCGTTGTAAATACGAGCGATGAACTTGACTTTACAACTCAATTCACCACTCTGAATGGACTTGGTGTATTTGTAACAAATCTTCCATTCAATCCAATTGTAATCCCATCAATTGCTCAAGAAGCAGGTAAAATCACTACTTTTGTGAAAGGGCGTTACGATGCAGTTATTGGTGGTGGAATTGAATTTGATACTTTTGACCAAACTCTTGCTTTTGACGATCTCAATCTTTACACTGGCAAACAATTTGCATATGGGAAACCACATGATGAAAAAACCGCTGCGGTTTGGACTCTAAAACTTGGTAAAGACTAAGGTGTTGCCCTATGGAGGAGACAAAAGAACTTCACCCACTCCTTAAAGCATTTAAGGATCGGATGAGAATTTTTCACAGTGGAGAGGATAATAACCTCTCCCGTATGTTGGAAAGTTCTGAGTTAGCGATTCACAGTTTAGTCGGTAGTAAGAACACTAGCGATCCACGAGTAAGAGAGCTTATCTTAGAACGTGCTCGATATGTCTACAATGACCAAGTTGAGTTCTTTTACGGGAATTTTCAAGGGGATTTGATGGCATTATCACTAGAAAATTATAAACTGGAGGAAAAACATGATTAAGGTTTTAAAAGAATTTTATGACTTGAAAGCTGGAGTTGTCCGTAAAGAGGGCGATACATTCGAAGAAACTAAGGAACGTTTTGACGAAATCAATACAGCTTTACCTGAGTTTGTTGAATTGGAAGATAAAACTACAGAAGTAACTGAAACATCACCATACTATGTATAACCGTCCCAGTTATCGCTACAAAAAGCCTGAAGCTCAAAATGGAGACCTGAGAACCCCCTTGACTTTCTATACTTCTAAAGTCGAGGAGGGGGTTGATGGTCGTGATGTGAGCTACAAGAAGGCTTTTTCTACGATGGGCCAAGTTTACTCCCCTAGTTTCAAAGATATTGAGATCGCGACTGGAAAAGCGATGAAAGCTAAGATGACTTTGAAAATTCGTGACCCTTTGACAGATTATCAGCCTGAAAGTCGGCATTTTGTCGAAGTTGAGGATATCCGTCTAGTTGGTAAGAAATGGCAGATTATTGATGTGCGTCCTGATTTTGATAATCGGGATTTTTTGATAGTTATTATCGGAGGTGGTCGCGATGTCTAGTGGAGCTAATCTAAAAGGTTTTGATGATGTTTTGAGGAACCTTGAAATGCACCTTGGAGATACAAAGGTTAAGCGTGCAACTAGTCGAGCATTGAAGGCAGTCGCAAATGAGACTCTGGAGGAATTTAAAGGTGCTTTGGAAGTCTTTAAAGACACAGGAGAAACCATTGAAAGTGCAACTGTTGGACGTGTAACTGGGTTAGCTGTAAGTGTTCCTGTTGTGAAAATTGGTTTTGGTGAGGGGGCTCGTTGGCGTTTAGTTCACTTGAATGAGTTTGGATATGCAAAAAAAGCACATCCAAGAGGATTTGGTGTGATTAGACGTTTTTCAGAGGCAAATGCTCAAAAATATAAATATCGAATAGCCAATCAGTTGAAGATTGAAGGATTTAGATGATTAAAGATAAACTAACTGAACTCTACAACGCTTTGAAAGAGGATGAGTCTTTATCTGGTATTCGTAGCACG